GTGACGCTGATAGAGCAACCACAGCTTCAAGTGTTGTAGAGCATTCAAGTCCTCACGCAGTACAGCACCTTTCTCAACTCGCATTGGGAAGCTGAACACTGTAGTACTCTCAGGCTTCATAACACAAGGCTCAGATGGAAATCCTTGAGCTTTCAAGAAGTCAGTCAGAGGGTCTTTGTTATCTGATCGTACACGACGAATGAAGTACTGACTGTGCTGAGGATGGATACCACTAGCAGTGCCTGTAAGCTGAGAGACAGTTCCCTCTGGCTTAATGGCAGTGATGGCAGCACTACGATTGATACCGATAGCATCAGCAAACTCAGCGTTGACATTAATAGCCACATTCTTCAGTCCTTCCAAGATAGCAGGTAACTCAGCATTATCAGGATCATTCAGCAGAGTGTTATCCAAGATACCAGTCATAGACACACCCAACAAACGTTCCTCTTCAGTGTTAGTCTGCCATACCTTCCGTAGGTACGGGAAGTGAGTCATCGTCGATTGAAAAGTCCCCAGAATAGTAGCCAAGCGCACTTTATTCCGTAAAGTATCCACACTATCATCGCTCCGAACAATAACAGAAGACAGATTACAAAATTGATAAGGTCTAAGGATAATCTCACTGCAAGGGTTTGTACCCCACTCTTTACCCAATTCCCTACGTCCATTCTTAGCTGCTTGAAGTTCACTTGCATAACGATTAAAGATACCTCGCTCTCCTGAGTGTGATTCATAGATGCTTGACCATTCACGCATGAACTTACCTACATCGGGTTTCACTTCGTAGATGGCACTGTTGTTAGCCAAGGCACGTTGACCATTACCGTCCCACCAGTTACCGGCTTTAGCGTGAGCCATACGATCATCACTCAAGTCTGACAATGAGATCATAGCTGATCGTCGTACACCACCAACAACCACGACTTCTCCCACTTTACATAGAATGTCATGTGCCTCAAGCGAGGTGAGCTTCCGTCCAACAGCTCCACGAAACTTTGCAACCACATACTTGAACAAGTCAACAAGCGGCTCCGGCCCTGATGCTCTTCCACCAAAAGTCTTGAGCCTTGTACCTGCCGGACGTACACTCGAAACATCCCACTTAGGCACTTCTCCAGCGTATAGCAAGGCAATAACTTGTCGTAACGCTTTAGCCCATCCCTCTTTGGAGTCCTTAACATTAATGGTAGTACCACTGTTAAACAACTCAGTTGGAATCTCAGGTAACTTAGTAACATACTTTTGCTCCACACTAAAGCCTACACCTGTACCGCACAACAAGATGTACATAGCTTCATCAAAGGCTTTAGGATCATCAATAGGCAGGTATGAACAGTTATAACCTGCAATGTTCTGACGCTCCAAAGCATCACCAGCTGTCATGATGCTACGCATTGAAGGCACAACTTCTAAGTTAGTCACAGCTGTTTGCAACTCATCACGAAGCTCTTGTGTCAGTGTGTAGTCATGGTTAGTCTTGAGCTGCTTAGTCATGAAGTCAAAGTAGCGTGCCACAGTCTCAGGCCAGTGCTCTCGACGGCCTTTATCGTCTAAGTAGCGAGAATAACGGCTTTTACCGATGTACTCTTGGTAGGGTGTCATAGTTGTGCTCATATTAGTCTAGTTCCTTTGTTAAGTATTCTTGTTTCTTCTCAATTACATCATCAAATCTTTCGACAAGATCATCACTCTGGATTCCTAGCAGTTCCAAGAGTGTGACCTCATCTAAACGTTTGAGAGCCTCTTTCAGTTCTTCAAATGTTATGTTTAACACGTTTATCAATCTCACGTTCAATGTACCATTTAGCTTTCTTCAAGTCCTCAATGGCATCCTTCTTAAGATCACAACGCCAGATATATTTGATTGCATTACCTAAGTTAAAGCCCATGTGCTCAGTAACTTGGATACATTCAATACCTGATGGATGTTCAGTGTAGTGAGGAGGTTTGTTAACTACATCGTCCTTTTCTTTAACGTCTACCCACTCTTTGATAGCTTCACTTAGAGGCTTACCAATTTCCTGTTTGATGTAGATGTTACGGTCAACCCAACGATCATACTGAAAGCAATGATTACAAGGGTGGATACCTTTGTCTAAGTTACCGTAGAAGCAGGTATTACATTTCTTTGGATCCATATTTCCTCCCTAAATATTCAATACTAAGAAACATCTCATCTGATGTCCCATCTTTAACTTCATTGAGTACAACTAATCCTCGCCAGTGTTTATTAGACAAAGAATCCATATAGTCCTCATTGTGTAAATAATAACTTCCTGCGATTATAGCTGTAATTGGCTTACCATCAGCACGTTTTCCGTAGGCTACTTGTCTTCCTTGCTGGTGTCCGCACACAACAGATTGATGTAGTTTAGTAATCAATTGCTGTGCAGATCCTGTAGGACGACCCATAGCACCGCTTGGAAAGTAGTGACTAAACCCAATACCGTTAATAAACACAGGCTCTAAGAAGGAGTGAACTTCCCAGTCTTTAGTATTCAAATGATCGTATGTCATTAGACCTTCTAACATAGGGTTATTTTGAACAGCCCTTGTGAGTCTATTACAGTGATTGCCCATTAAGAATACTAATCTAGGTTTATATTGCTTATGTTTAGATTCCTTTTGAGATTTCTGCAAAGCTTTTAAAGGTGCAAGTAGAAGTTCCATACCCTTATTACCAGCCTCAACATCAGCTAAGTACCTTTTACCTTCAAAGTATTTGCTACCAGCTTTATCATGACTACTAAGGCTAGGAAAGTCCCAATGATCACCAAGGTGTACTACAACATCTGGCCGATATTCGCAAATAGCTTTACCAGCCCATGTAAGATGCTCTAAAGAAACACCCGGTTTACATTGTGTATCAGGAATGACCAGTATCTTCATCAGTATCCTTTCCATCTAGCTTACGAGCCTGTTCTTGAGCCTCTTTAAACCATTCAACAGTCTCATCATCTACCGTCAATCTATCACCTTCACGTATACCAGCTTTGATAGCTTCTAGGATACCGAAGGTAAGCAGTGCTTGAGACTCTTCAGGAGTTAAGTCAAACTGATAGGAGGCACTGCCATCCTCATGTTCCTTAATCAGATTTACGTTCACTTTCAGCCTCCTTTAAGAACTCTTGAGCATCCCCTACGAACATGAAGTAACTCAAGACAATAGCAACAGCTGAATTGACTTTCAAGTTCTCAGCAATGTCTTCAGGATGATTACTCCAACCTCCATTAAGAGTATTCAAGTAAGTCTCTTTGAGTTTCTCAACTAACAAAGCATCTGTAAAGTCTTCCCATGCAGCTTTAACTTCAGGTGAATTCTCAAGTGCTTTAATGATGTTATTTAACATATATCTTCTTTCCTTTACCTTTTTCATTTAACCATGTTGATGGAATCTCTTTATCAGCGTACAGGAACCCAAACTTATCACACCACATACCATATGTTGTCTGACTTAGCTTTGAAAGCCTAGCTTTAGAGTTACTGAAGACAAACCTAATATCTAAATCTGGGTACTGTTCCTTGATCATTAGATGCTTCTGTCTGTCAGCTGTGATAAACCTTCCCTTACTCTCAATGATGATACTGTTGTTCAGAAGTACGAAGTCAGGTGTGTACTTACGATCCTTAGCTGGTTGAACATAACCAATCACTAGCTTCTCATACTCAAATGGAATACCTAGATTAGTTAGACTATCAGCTATCTTATCTTCTAAGCCTGACCTGAATCCATGCTTCAAAGCAACTTGACGTACAGATAGTGGCTTCTTACGTGGTTTCATGTGTCTCCTTCGTAACGTGATACTGATGGAGGAATGCTCCAAAGGTATCTACAAACTCTTCATCGTGGTTTAGCTTACCCATTGTGAACATAATGGCATGAACTAACTCATGGTAGAAGGTTTGCTCAGTAGTCTGCTTGTTCATGTCCATGCGAATACTGATGACTTGCTTCTCAGGATCACACTTACCGAAGTCCTCCATGTGCACTACGTAGTTGACGTACCACTTAGATCCTGCAAGCTCGAAGGTGGTTGCCACATCTGGTTTGGTTCCCTTCTTAGCCACAGTAGTTTCCCATTCTCCAAGACCCTGTCAGTATTGCCGTCATAAGCTTTGAGACAAGCTTCATATAGTTCCCTTTCAGTTGTACAGTCTTTCAAGATCTTATCAGCCTTTACAGGGCCAATACCTCTGAGTCCTTCAATGTTATCAACTCTGTCACCTGTAAGTATCTGTTTGTAGAAACTGTACAAGCCTTCAAACTCAGTAACATAGTACTCTTCATCCTTTACAGGATTGTAGTGCCATCCGGGTAACTGATCCAGATCCTTATCAACATGAACTATCCAGTAGTTACCTTGAGTGGACGCTATAGCTACAGCATCATCAGCCTCTTCACCGTCTGACATCTCAGCTCCTAACTTCATCAGGTGGCTGCGTAGTGCATCGTAGTGCTTAGGCTTAG